CGGTAACTCGCGCGGGAGCGAGAAGGATTAGGCCAGGAGTGGTATCATTGCTGAAATACCGCGCCCCGTATTCCTGAGCGGAGAGATATAACGCGATGCTTTCTCGGGCGTAACTGATGACCGATCGCCCCCGCAGGCCATCGAAACCGAGGCCGGGAACATGCAACACGTAATCCTTAGGAAGTACCTCCTGCCCTCCAGTTGGCAAAGTAATGCGATATTGCACGTCGTACGCATGGCCGGATTGAACGCGCTCTACCTGAACCTGATTAGGATGGAGAAACCATAGGCCAACGGGGCGTCCCGCTTTATCTCGATCAATGAACAGGAAAGCGTCGCCATAAAGTAGGATTGATGCCTGCGCAATCTGGCGCAAAGTAAACGAAGTCATAACGGGGTTGGGCTCGTCATGTAATAGCTTATACAGGGGGTGCTCCATTGCTCGTTCTTTTCCCCCGTCTTGTGTACGACGGTAGACGAGGAGGGGAAGTTTCGCGATGTCCTCACTGATTACGCGCACACATGCATATACGGCCGAGACGCGCAGGGCGTTTTCGCTGTTAACCCGTTTTCCGCTTGCCGTTTCCTCGCCGACCAAAGCATCAAAAAGCAATTCGTTCGGCATGGCTAACGTAACGGATCGCCGTTCAAGCATCCTGGAAATTACTCCCATTTATCCCCACCTCGCCCCTATAACCCCGAAGGCAAGAGTTATCAAGCCACCAACGATTATCGCTGTCGGATAGTGGATTATCGCGAGGCCGCCCACAATCAGGGCGGCACCAAGAATTACCAGACAATCCCAAAAATCCATCAGAGAAATATCACCTCCTCCCCCACCCCCACGTCCTGACCAGAGAACCGCATGGCCACCGCAAGCGCGGTTATCAAGGCTACCATTCCGTCAATCTTCTCCCGGCTCTTCTCTTTGTCGGGCTTTAAGTTCCCGGCCGGATCGGTCTTGACTACCAGGTTGTCCGCCATCCACCGGAGGACGGGGTGGCCTCCATGGCGCAATTTCCGCTCGATGACAAGTTTGGCCAGTTCCTTTGTGGGTTCGGTCATCGACTTAAACCCCGGCCGAACCTCGATCATCTCAATGCCGTTTTCTTCCAACCGCTGAGCAAATTCCGCAGCGTTCCAGGGATCATAACCAATGCGGAAAAACCTATAGCGACGCGACAGGTTGAGGATATCTTGTCGAATTGCGGCGTAATCTATGACCTCCCCGGGAATGGCGCGGATGAACCCCTGCCTCGCCCAGGCGTCGTAGGGAACGCGATCCTGGCGGGACCTCTCCACAATCGCCGCTTCCGGTACCCAGAAGTAGGGAAGGACATACCAGTTGTCGTCCCCGCCCTGGGGCGGGAAGAGAAGTACGAAGGCCGCCAGGTCTATCCGGTTTGCCAGGTCGAGACCGCCATAACAAATGCGGCCCTCCAGTTTTTCCGGCCTCACCAGGCCCGCGCTGGCGTCCCAAGTCCGGAGGTCGAGGAACCGGGTCTCCTGCTGAACCCACTCATTTAGATAGTACCTGCGGAATTTGTTTTGCTCAGCCGGATTGGCTAATGCTTTTGCACATTCCTCTCGCAAGAAATCTTCCCTTACGCTGATGCCATAATTGGGGTTAACCTTCCTCCACACCGCGGGATCAGCCCAATCATCCCCGTCGTCCGTGGTGGAAATAAAGGCAAAGCGACTATCATCCTCGATCACTCCGCGCAAAACCTGCTCACTATAATCATGCTCTTGTCGGCAAATAGAGGGTGTTCCCCCTAATCCTGCCGTCGTAATAGCAAATATTAACGGCTGACGCCTTGCCCCCGTTGCTGATGTCAATACGTCCCAAAGACCACGGTCCTTGTGGGCGTGGAGCTCGTCAATGATTAAACCATGGATATTTAGGCCATCAAGAGTGTCCACATCAGCCCCTAAGGGCTCAAACTTCGAGAATTTTGGCTCATATGAAATATTTGACTGAAATACCCTCACCCGTCTCTTTAATTGTGGTACTTTCTGCAATATTTGTTTAGCAACATCAAACAGAAGGCGCGCTTGATCCCGTTTTGTCGCCGCGCAATAGACTTCGGCTCCATCCTCCCCATCACACAACGTTAGATAGAGCGCCAATCCTGCCGATAGGGTGGTCTTGCCATTTTTCCGCGGGACCTCCACATAGGCCGTCCGCACAAGCCTCGTCCCATCCTGGCGTATCCATCCCATTATGTATCCCAGGATGAACTCCTCCCACGGCTGCAGCTCAAAATTACACCCCGCCCATTCCCCTTTTACGTGTTTTAGGATCGTGAAAAACTTGATAATATCACGGGCCCTTTCCTCATCGAAATGATAGCCCTTAAGGGGCGCCTTTTTTAGCATGCGCAAGTGCCTTTCAGCCGCTAATCTCACTAGCTCACAGGTTAAAATCTCACCAGATGCAACCCTCTCCGCATATTCGGTGACGGGATCAAGGTTATCCTTCCCCCTCTTTTTCTTTGCCATTTCCTACCACCCGCAACTTAGGGCGTCCCATCAGCTTATCCAGGAATTCCTCTACCTCGCTTTCCTCCTCCCTTGGATTTAATGTGATCCTGCCCCTAGAGGAAGGGGTGAAACCAAACTCGGCACAAATCGCGCGCAATTTCTGGATGGCTGAATTTCTAATCCCGATATATGGATTGACAATTGGGTACCCACTAGGGGACAAGACCAGCATTTTGTCCGGGGATTCCTTAATTTTTTTCTCCGCCCTTACTACCGTCTCCCACAGCGCACAATAACTTGCCAACATTGCCATGTCCACCCGACTGATAAGGCCCAACTTTTCCAGCTCGGGAACGATTCTATTCCATTCCTTCCTGCCATAATATCCCAGACACGATGGTGGTTCCGGGGCAATTGGATCCGGCCTGGGCTCACATTCGTTAAGGGGCCTCTTGCCGGGATTCCCGTGTAATTCCTTCAGCTTAGTCGGCTTAGGCTTCCTCCCCTGCATCTTTTCTCACTTTCCCCCATATTGACAACATTTTGTCTCTCTCATAATCGCAATATTCATCCCATGGTAGTGGCCTATCCGTCGGGTAGGGCCCAACTAGGTCGAACCCTGCTGTTTCCTTGAATAACTCAAGGAAGTGGCGTGGGTATTTCTTGAACTTACTTTCATGAAACGCGAAATTGTAGACCAACTTCGCCGTTTTGGGCGTGCTCCTGATAGCCAACATGCGACGTATCATGGTCCAATCTGAGGTCAGCAGGGGCCGATTAGTGAGTTTTATCTTCCGCCCCCTCCAGAGATTTGCAAAATCCACAAGATACTGCCTTTTCCCCATAGCGGGCCTATACCACTGCAACGGAGTTTGGGCACTGGGGGAAAAGGCATTCCAATGAATTGCAATCGTATATCCTTCAGGCATTTCGGCATCAATCCTGTCTAAGAGCTTGCAAAAACTTTCCATTTCAGAGGGGGTTTCTCCCGGAAGTCCATAGATCATGTACCAATCCATCGTTTTGATGCCGTATTTCGCCACCAGCCGGCAAAATTCAACGATTTCATTATCCGTAAATGGCTTACCGATTCTTTTTCTGATCCTATAACTCATCCCCTCCACGCCAATTCTCACTTTCCTTAGGTACTCCAAAGTCTCTGGATTTTTCAAAATCCCCCTTAAGGTGACATCCGAACCGGTATCTGTCTTTCCGAGCTTCTGAAACAATTTTTGAATCTCAGAAAACCTCGAATGTGAGGTACGATCAGCAGCAAAAGCGCGGATTGACTTAGTTTTTACGGATCTCAGAATCTCCTCGATATCTACCAGACTCGCCTCCCTGTATGGCTTTAGCCAACCATATTGGCAAAAATAACATCGGTTTTTACAACCCCTTGAGAGCTCACAAAACGAACGTCGATTTTTTTGTAGGTCCTCGTAGAGGATGGGGTGTATTTCGTCTATTACAGCCCTTTTCCTATCCTTACCGGCCATGTAAGATTCCGAAAACGGGTCGAACAATTCACCATCTCCCATAAATACCTCAACATCAAAAGGGAGTAGGGCATTTGGTGAAGTTGTGGGGTAATTACCGCCGACTATAATTCTTCTGTTCTTTAGGTTTTTGTGAAACCTTAGCCGTAGAAATGGATATAATTGCTCGGGCCAATACAACGAAATCAATACTGGTCTATCCGAATTAAGAGAAAATGGATATATTTTATGTCCTTTTATTTCAAGGTTCCTTTTTACTAGCTCCAGCCCATAACAATTGTATGATTCGCCCGAAAACGTCAAACATTCAAACTCGGCCAATATGGTAGTGTACCCCCTCTATTTTTTTGGTCATGTCCTTGACCATTTCAAGTACCTCGTCGTGTTTGGTTTCGGGGTATGTGATTGTCATTTTTTTTCTGTCCTCCACCCACTTAACATCCTCTAACTCCAGCGATGATGGGAAAACCTTTTCTAATTCCGCTTCTTCGAATCCTACGTCCTGCAATAATTCTTTGGTAAATTCGGCCAATAATGGCCAGTCCCAATCACCTTGGTTCTTGTTGAGCCTCAGATTTAGCTCGCGCTCCTGGTCCTCGGTTAGATCCACATATACAACGGGCACCTTTTTAATGCCCATTTTGTGGGCTACTTCATATCTTTGATGCCCCCCCACAATCACATTTTCCCGTCCGGGGTGAGAATTAACGATCAGGGGATCAACTAGCCCGAATTTTTCTATTGATTTCCTCAGATTTTTCTGCTGCCGGGCTGTAATGCGACGCGGATTTAGCCTGTTTGGCCTCAATTTTTCGATGTCCACGTACTTCACATCCATGCCTATTACCCCCATCTTTAATTTCGCGGCCGCTTGCCCGGAGCTAATCCCGCGGTATTGGGTTTAGGCCTGTCATGATTTTGGCCCCTACCCCCTTCGCGCGCTTAATCGGTTGTGACATCGCGCGCATAGCGCCATAAGGTTTTCTTCTTCTGCCCCTCCCCCTGACCTCACCGGTATTATATGATGCACGTGCTCCGCCGGCTCGCCGCATATCTCACACCATGGATGTGCCATAATGTAAGCTTTCCTGTTCCTCTTCCATTCGCCATCATATCCCCGTTTCGATGGAGGTGGTCTGTTATCAATTCTTTTGCTTCGATGCTCAAAACAATATGAACCTGATCTAATCAGGTTTTTACATCCCGGATAGCTACATAGTCTCCTTATTTTGTACATTTATTTCTCTCATAATTCCCTTAATTTTATTTAATTTTTCCGCTATATTCTTTGCCTTATCTAGCCTTACCTTCTCTATGGTTGTAGAGCTTGGCGTTTCTATTATTTCTACTTCCACATTCTCCGCCGGTGGCTCGGTAACTGGCGGAGCTGTAGCCATTGTCATCGCCGCTGAGAATATGCCTGTTTCGTCAGGCGGGAGGTCAAAGTGGTAAATTTCATATATCTTGCTATCCACATTTATCCGCGTCTTGACAAGCGCTCCATATGGTTCGCTTTCCAGCAATTGGAATTTCATCTCCATATTCTCCTATAGAGATTGGGGTAGGATTTCAAACTACTCAATCGGTTAAGCTCCTCCTGACTGGCTGCATAACCACGGAAAATTATGGGGAGGATAAGAGCATTCGCACTATTTGGGAGATTAATCATTTGAGGCAACGAAGATTCCAATGTTGTAGCTATAGGCGATTTGC